CCTGCACTTGCATTTCTTAACTCATCTACCATCTCGATCACTAGTTCACTATCCTTCATCTCTTTAGGAATCCATACTTTCTTATTCTTGAAGTGTGGCACTACTAGCTGAAATCTAGTCATTTTACTCGTATTAGGCCGCAACCCTTCCTTAGTAGACCCCTCTTCCCGTGCCAGATTGAAGTAGATATTTCTACTCATCATCTGTTCATGTAGCCACGGGATCAGTGCCATCTGTTGCCCGGTGATCTCTATCCCTACACTCAATGGTTTATACATAGATACGAATCTAAATACATCATCAAGACTCTGTTCTATCCCACGTCGCTTACATGCACCATCGACTAGGAGCCAGTCACCATTATTATTATACGCCCACACGCTAATCACACTATAGTCAGCGCTCTGTTTTTCACTAAAGCTAAAGTCAGTAGTGATATAGAAGTTGTACTTACCTTTATTCTTCAGTACACTATGTCTGTCGTACCACACGATGTCATCATCAGTGATCAGTCTGTCCTCTTCACTCATAATCCTCAGCATTAACTCCTGATCAAAGTTGGCAGGCATACCTAGAGCCATGGCTTCATCATACTCATCTTTAACATAGTCATACCCGAACCGATCTTCCCAACTCCCTCTAAAGTCTGCTCTACTTACGGGGAAATGTTCACACACAGGAAATACACTTACTCTCCATGCCCCAGACTCTACTGCCTTATACAGAGGATCCCTGGCGTTAAATGGGGTACCGAGCCATATCATCTTCTGCTTAGTAGGACTCAATGCCTTAGACACTGCTTTATACACAGTATTCTCTATGGTTTTAATGATCGTAGGACTCTCAGCATCCGTGTCACTTACCAAGTCATCCAGAATAGCTACCGTAGGACGTTGTCCCATCTCCTTGGCTCCACGCACTCCAGTCTTGGCCCCATATCCCTTGACGACAGTAGTATGTCCATTCTTGTTCTGGAACTCTAGACGTATATCCGTGAACTTCCTACCTCCAGAAGATTGTCTCTCGAACTCTTCTACATCCACGAAGCCACTGTCATTCTCCCCTACTGTGATCTTTCTATTGGGTATCAACTTTTGCAGGAACTCTGAGTTAGCATATCTGAACTCCACGTTACGTCGTAGATTCTTTACCCCATTCTCAATACTGTCAGTGACATAGAGTATTAGATTCACCTTACCGAAACCTGGGAAGTACCCGAATGCAGCTATGAACAATATCAGATACTCTGCAAATAGCGTTGTTTTGCCTACACCACGATGACATAGGATAGCACACCGCTTATACGGATTGAATACATTGTCCATCATCTTCAGGTGTACCAGTGGAGTCTCATTCTCTTCAGCACCATTGTTCACTTCCTTGATGAAGTTGACGAACATTAGTGCCTCTTTAGTAGGCATATACCCTTTAAATTCATAGTCCAACTCATTAAGCCACTTCTCCACAGGTTGCTTCAGATATCTACTAGTTCCGAATGTCTGTACTTCTTCCTCTTCGATTACCTCATCCATCACTTGTCCTTCTTTTCACACTCAGTACACTTCACATCAGTAGTCTTACCATCTCTAGTATACGTAGTCTTCCCGCATACACTACACTTTACTGGGGCAGATTCCATGATCATTCTATTACCTCCGTGTCAATAACCTTAGGTTTGATACTCGCATTGGCGATAGCCTTCAGATCCCCACCTGCAGCGATCAACTCCAACTGCTTTTGAACCATAGCATTCATGGCTACCTCGTAGTCCTCTACTACACTGGTAGACACACCAAGATCCAGCTCAATCTTCACTTTCTCTGGTTGCTTAGTATTAGCCAGAATAGATGTAGCAGCATTTACCCTAGCGATATCACTCTTACTGTACACCATGATCTGCGCCAACTCATTAAGCGCCTGTTGGTGCAGTGGAGCGTTGAGTACATGACTCGGCACCAGTGTCTGTTCCATAATAGCATTGACCAACTTATTCTTCTTGTACGCAGCAGCATATGGACTGATTCTATCCCGGTCCAATCCCTCATCAATCAACCTCTGGTATCTATCCGGAAATGTGATCGCATATGCATCGATATCCGTAGAACCAAGCAGTTTATAACTCACATACTTCACAGCATACACATAGTCTTCCAGTTTATACTTCCCATCCTTCATCACACTCGTGTAACTCAGCAGGTTCTCCCTGTAACTATCTACTAACTTAGGATCCTTGTCCCACTCATTTAACCGATCCACCAACTCCTGACTCACCATACTTCTATGGTTCTTCGGCAGCAGATCCCTGAACGTCTCAAACTCTATCATTTCTTCTTCCCCTTATAATATTCAACTGCTCTCATCCACTGAGTCAGCTGCTCCGGTAGATCCACATCTATGATCACTTCTCTATCCCGCGTATCCATACGATCCACACACATATGCCAGAACCAGTGATTCAACTTGCACATCTCTACCCCGTCTTTAACATCTACGTCGAACTCCCCTATCAGTACCAACTTCCTTGGCCGATCGCCTTCAACATAGATAGCTGGAATACCCCAGCATGGGTAGTTTATATTCTTAGTCATCCTTGGATGATTCGTATAGTCACTAAATACTGCCGTCAACATAAGCACGCACCTTCTCATGACATATCTCTTTAATAGCGCACGGTGTCAGATGCATCATATCATATACCGGGAACCTTACCTCAGCATCTCTATCGCTTACAGCTCTGAACCAGAGTGTCTTACCCTGACCGTCCTTGTCAAACTCCCATGTAAAACTCCACGTATCATCACCGATCTTCACTGGCTTAATATCTAACATATTAACCTCCTGGATTTCATGCGGAACATTATATCATAGTTTGCTATTGAGGGTATGTTATAGGATTCTACGTTTATTGGGGAATATTTTATTTTTTAATCTACAGGCAGTGTTAGGGTCTGTGGGAGAAATAATCGAGAGTACCCCCCCATAGTCAGATATGGGACCCGTGAAAACATCTAGCCAGTCATAGAGCTGAGCACTAAAGGATCTACCATGTCACACATCATTATCACTACACTTGTTGAGCACTGGATGCTCCTAGCTACACTCATTGGTTTCATCTCATTACCAAAGGTACTATCACGATGATACTCATTACATTAGCACTCATCCTCATAACACTACTACCTGCAGCATACGCAGCATACACACCACTACAAGGACTACATCATGCACAATAGATATCGAGGAGACTACACCTCAGACTTCCAACAAGAACTACAGGAACAGATGGCTATACCATCTCAAACATACATCACACTCTACGTATTCACCGATGGCACATATGTCTACGATGAACCAGTCAGAGATCACTACATGCTTACCATACTGAAGTCCTCTAAGACCTCAGACATACAGAAAGCTATACGTCAGCTACTGCTCTCTTAGGAGGGCAGAATGCTGCTAGACAGCAACAGAGTAAACTGAACAAATCAGGTAGTCATAGAACTATCAAAAGGAACACCTCATGTTTTCATACACATTCATCATCATCGCTATCATCGCAGTTATCTTCCTCGTCGGTTACCTCAAAGAACTAAACGCAGAAGAGAAAGCCATTGTAGTAGGCAGAACCATCAATGCTACCAAGTACGGAGCAACCATGGCTATCAAAGCTACACGGTCAACAGCTAAAGCAACATTCCAAGCAGGACAGATAGCAGGACTAGAGATGGCACTCAATGGTCAAGCTACTATCACAGCTATGGATACACACAACAAAGACGTAGCATCTAAAGGAGGAGCAGTCAAGATGTCAGTAGAAGACTTCAATAAATTCTGTGCAGACCTAGGAGTAGCAGGACTCAACGATGACATGGCTAAAACCATTACATCTAAGAGAGCTGAGCTAGAACTAGTACGTGCATCAAGAGTATCAGCATAATACATCACAGTACTCTCTTCGGAGGGTACGATGGTGCGTTACATAGATAACCACTAATCCAATCTAAAGGAGTTCTATACTTG